AAAGTTGCTGAAGAAAAGATTATTACTAATACAGATGATGATGTTTCTGCAGATAGACTTAAAAACGCGGCGGCAACAAAGAAGCTAGCTATATTCGACGCTTTTGAAATACTTCAGCGCATTGAAGAAGAAGACGCTGCTTTAAAAGGGGTTGTGTTAGAAGATAAGAAACAAAATTACTTAAGTGGTTTTGCTGAAAAAAGAGCGAAAAAATAATGTATAACCAAACGTTATACAAAATAATAGAACCTGTTAATGTTAATAGGTTACATAGATTAAATAAATCTAAAAGCTGGAAAAAAGGATACAATAGCGACGATGATATTATTTGTATAAGTAACACAGGCCAAATAGGTGATATATACGAAATATCTGGTTTAAAAATAGCTTTACCTAAAGAGCCTAAAAGTATTTATTCTAGATCTGATAAAAAAGAAGAACAATATTGGCATAGACTTCCTAAGCATAAAGATCTAGAAAAAATTAAAACGATATTTGATTGGATGGACTATCCAGATCAATTTAAATCAAAATATCACGATTATATAGACGAAGAATTTAATAGGCGTGAGAATGGTTTTTGGTTTAAAAACAACGGGGTAAGTACATACATAACAGGAACTCACTATATGTATCTACAGTGGTGTAAGATAGATGTTGGAGAGGCGGAGTTTAGAGAAGCTAATAGATTGTTTTTTTTATTTTGGGAGGCTTGTAAAGTAGATGACAGGTGTTATGGCATGTGTTATTTAAAAAACAGAAGATCTGGATTTTCTTTTATGGCGTCTGGAGAAACAGTAAACTTAGCTACTATGACAAGCGACGCTAGGTTTGGTATACTTTCAAAAAGTGGTAGTGATGCTAAAAAAATGTTCACAGATAAGGTTGTTCCTATGTCTGTTAACTTACCTTTCTTTTTTAAGCCTATACAAGATGGTATGGATAGGCCTAAAACAGAATTATCTTTTAGAGTACCAGCTTCCAAGCTTACTAAACGTAAGATAGAAAGTAAAGACAAAGGTTTAGACTTAGAAGGACTTGATACTTCTATAGACTGGAAAAACACAGGAGATAACTCTTATGATGGTGAAAAGCTAAAGCTACTAGTTCACGATGAGTCTGGTAAATGGGAGAGACCAGACAACATATTAAATAACTGGCGCGTAACTAAAACATGTTTGAGATTAGGTAGTAGAATCATAGGTAAATGTATGATGGGTTCAACCTCTAATGCTTTAGATAAAGGAGGAGAAAATTTTAAAAAACTGTTTGAGGCTTCTAATGTTTTAAAAAGAAATAAAAACAATCAAACAAAAAGTGGCCTGTATAGTTTGTTTATACCTATGGAGTGGAACTATGAAGGTTTCATAGATAAATTTGGTTTACCGGTTTTTGATACACCTGACAAACCAATACAAGGTCCATACGGAGACTATATAGACGTGGGCGTTATAGAACATTGGGACAATGAAGTAGAAGGTCTTAAAGATGACCAGGACGCTTTAAATGAGTTTTATCGTCAGTTTCCAAGAACAGAAGAACACGCGTTTAGAGATGAAACAAAAAATAGCTTATTTAATTTAGCAAAAATATATGAGCAAATTGATTTTAACGGTGATTCATATAGTTCTACATTAATAACTCAAGGTAGTTTTCAATGGGAAAACGGAGTAGCTGATACTAAGGTTGTTTTTATACCGGATAAAAACGGTAGATTTTATTTGTCTTGGATCCCAAGTAAAGATCTTCAAAATCGAGTGATAAATAAGAATGGGGTTAAATGTCCGGGTAATGAGCATATAGGAGCTTTTGGCTGTGACCCTTATGATATATCAGGCACAGTAGATGGTAGAGGATCAAATGGTTCGCTGCATGGAGTAACAAAGTTTTCAATGGAAGATGCTCCACCTAATCATATGTTTTTAGAATATATAGCTAGACCACAAACCGCAGAAATATTTTTTGAAGATGTATTAATGGCCTGCGTTTTTTATGGTATGCCAATATTAGCAGAAAACAATAAACCAAGATTATTGTATCACTTTAAAAATAGAGGTTATAGAGGTTTTTCAATGAATAGACCAGATAGAGCTTGGAACAAGTTATCTGTGACTGAAAAAGAAATAGGTGGCATACCAAACTCTAGTGAAGATATTAAGCAAGCACATGCCGCTGCTATAGAAACTTATATAGCTAACCATGTTGGCTTAATAGGAGAAGCAGAGTATGGTAGCGTTTACTTTAATAAAACTTTAAATGATTGGTCAAAGTTTAACATAAACAATAGAACAAAGCACGATGCTTCTATTAGTTCTGGTTTAGCTATAATGGCTTGTAACAAGAATCTATATAGACCTGTTAAAAAAATTCAAAAAAAAGTCATTGACTTTGGCTTCAAAAAATACGATAATACTGGATACAATTCGGAATTAAAGAAAAATTAAAACAAACAAATAATGCAAAACAAACCATCAAAAGGTATTTTTCCTAGTCAATCAGTTCTTGACGCGGAAAAGGCTGGAAGCGAGTATGGCATGAAAGTAGCTAAGGCTATAGAGTCAGAATGGTTTAGAAAAGACAACGGTAGTGATAAATATCAAGCTACTAAAGACAACTTTCATAGGTTAAGACTTTACGCTAGAGGCGAGCAGTCTATACAGAAGTATAAAGATGAGTTAGCTATAAATGGTGATTTATCTTATTTAAACCTAGACTGGAAGCCAGTACCTATTATACCAAAGTTTGTTGATATAGTTGTTAACGGTATGTCTGACAGAGTTTTTGACATAAAGACGTATAGCCAAGACCCAGACTCTTTAAAAGAAAAAACCGACTATGTAGAGTCGATGTTGAGAGACATGAACAATAGGATTTTGTTAGAAAAAATTGATACTTCTACAGGTATCAATATGTTTAAAAACGATCCTAAAGAATTACCTCAAACAAAAGAAGAGCTTTCTGTTAAAATGCAACTTGAGTATAAGCCTTCTATAGAAATAGCTCAAGAAGAAGCATTGTCTAATGTGTTTGATTTGAATAAGTTTGACTTAGTTAAACGAAGATGCGACTACGATCAAGTGGTTATAGGCATGTCATGCGCTAAAAGTACGTTTAACACCGCAGAAGGAATACGCATAGAATATGTAGATCCTGTTGATATAGTATATTCATATACCGATTCTCCTTACTTTGACGATCTTTATTACGTTGGTGAAGTTAGAAGAATTACTATATCAGAGCTAAAAAAGTTTTTTCCTCAGCTAACTAATAGCGATATAAAAGAAATTGAGGATATGGCTTATGATGGCTCTGTATATAGGTCACAAAAATATTCTGCTACTAGTCAAGACAATTTTGTAGATGTATTATTTTTTGAATACAAAACTTTTAATAACCAAGTTTATAAAATAAAGAACACATCTACCGGTGCTAAAAAAGCTATTGAAAAAACAGATGAGTTTAATCCACCAAAAGACGCTAAGTCTCAGTTTGAAAAAGTACAAAGATCTATAGAGGTATTATACGAAGGCGCAAAAATAATAGGCATGGAAAAGCTTTTAAAGTGGAAACTGTGCGAAAACATGACTAGGCCTAAGTCAGATATTACTAAAGTTAACATGAGCTATTGCATTGTTGCCCCTAGAATTTATCAAGGTAGGCCAGAATCTTTAGTATCAAGAATGACAAGCTTTGCTGATATGGTTCAGCTTACCCACCTGAAACTTCAACAGGTTATGTCAAGGCTAGTTCCAGATGGTATATACATGGATGCTGATGGTTTAGCTGAAATAGACCTAGGCAATGGTACAAATTACAACCCACAGGAGGCTTTAAATATGTATTTCCAAACAGGTAGTGTTATTGGTAGATCAATGACCGCTGATGGGGATATGAACCCTGCTAGAGTACCTATAACTGAACTACAAAGTGGTTCTGGCGGCGCTAAAATACAAAGCTTAATAACCACGTATAACTACTATATGCAAATGTTGCGTGACGTAACCGGTTTGAACGAAGCTAGGGATGGTAGCAAGCCTGACTCTAACGCTTTAGTTGGTTTACAGAAAATGGCAGCTGCTAATTCAAACACAGCAACTAAGCATATACTTCAAGCTGGTCTTTACTTAACGCTACGCATGGCTGAGATTACATCTCTTAGATTGTCTGATGCTATAGAGTATTCAAGTACTAGAAGTTCTTTTATAAACTCTTTAGGTAAATTTAATGTAGCTACTTTGCAAGAGCTTCACAGTATGCACTTACATGATTTTGGTATATATATAAGTTTAGAACCAGATGAAGAAGAAAAGCAATTACTAGAAAATAACATACAAGTTGCCTTACAAAGAGATCAAATAACTTTAGATGATGTTATAGACATAAGAGAGGTTAAAAACTTAAAGCTAGCTAATCAATTGTTAAAACTAAGAAGAAGAAAGAAAGCAGATCAAGATAGAGCAATGCAGATGCAAAACATACAGGCCCAAACGCAGTCTAACGCTCAGGCAGCTCAAGCATCAGCAGAAGCAGAAATGCAGAAAGAACAAGCTTTGGCTTCTACAAAGTCTCAATTGCTTCAAGTTCAACATAATCTTGATATGGAAAAAATGCAGAGAGAGGTTGATCTTAAAAGAGATTTAATGAGATTTGAATTTGATATTAATCAACAACTTAAACAATTAGATTTACAGGTGATTAATACTAGAGAAGAATACAAAGAAGACCGTAAAGATAAAAGAACAAAGATTCAAGCTTCTCAACAAAGTGAGCTTATCGATCAAAGAAAGAATAATAAGCCACCTAAAGACTTTGAATCATCTGGTAACGACCTATTAGGAGGTTTTAATTTGTAAACTAATTTTTTATATTATATTATATTATGGATAACGAAGAAAACAAAGAAGTATTGGAAAATGCAGAAGTATTGGAAAATACAGAATCAACAGAGTTAGAACAAGCTGATAACGAAGTTGTCGAACAAGAAACAAGTCATGTCACGACTAAAACAGAAGACGGTTATAAAATAGATTTAACAAAAATAAATAAAGAAAAACAAGATGCCATACGCGAAGAAAACAATGTCGAAGAAAACAACGTCGAAGAAAACGATGCCCAAGAAAAAGACAGCACCGAAGAACAAACCAACGAAAAAATACTAGAAGAGATTACAGATGAAGTTGTTGAACCCGTTAAAGAGGAAACAAAAGAAACTGTAACAGAAGAAGTAAAAGAAGTACAAAAAGTACAAGAAAATAATATAGATCTTCCTGAGAATATACAGAAAGTAGTTGAGTTCATGAACGAGACTGGTGGTACTTTGGAGGACTATGTTAGATTAAATGCAGATTATAGCAACGTAGATGGTGATACACTACTACGTGAGTATTATAAACAAACTAAATCTCACTTATCTGACGAAGAAATAAACTTTTTAATTGAAGATAAATTTTCTTTTGATGAGGAGTTTGACGAAGATAGAGACATACGCCGTAAAAAGTTAGCTCGTAAAGAGGCTGTGGCAGATGCTCAAAAGTTTCTTAATTCGCTTAAGGAAAAATATTACGAAGAAGTCAAGTTGGGTTCTAAGTTAAGTCCAGAGCAAAAAGAAGCTGTTGAGTTTTACAATCAGTACAATGAGCAAACTAAAAAAAGCGAAGAACTAATGTCTCGCCAAAAGGAGCATTTTGACAAAGTAACGAATGGTCTTTTTAACGAACAGTTCAAAGGTTTTGAATTTAAAGTAGGAGAAAAGAAGTATCGCTACAACGTTAAAGATGTTGATAGTGTTAAGCAAACGCAAAGTGATTTATTAAATGTGTTCAGTGGATACATTAAAGATAACATGCTATCAGACGCAAAAGGTTATCATAAAGCACTATTTGCTGCTAGTAATCCTGATGGTTTAGCTAATCACTTCTATGAACAAGGTAAAGCCGATGCAATACGACAAATGACATCAGAAGCTAAAAACATTAATGTTGATGGTAGAAAATCTGATACAGGAGTTATAAACGCAAACGGCACCAAAGTCAGAGTTGTTGATGGTGAAAGTAGTTCTAAATTAAAAATAAAACTTAAAAATTACTAAAAACATAAAAAATGGCTGCA